CATAGGTGGTTTTGGACTTGCCCTAACCCCAACCTGTCTAAATTAACTGGTCCTTTTTGGGATGGGCATCCTAAACAACAGTTTTGTTACGGTGAAGGTTCACAGTTTGAAGGGTACTCTAGTCTTAAAATTAACACAGCATTAACTTTAGAACTGCCTGATGATATAATATGTATACAACATGCACCTGTCTTCCATAAGATAGAAACACCTTACGTTGTAATTCCAGGATTGTATGTTAAACCTTTTAATAAGTTAGTGGCAATAATTTTTAATGTACTAATAAAAGATACCCAAGAAGATTTTATTATTCCTAAAGGAGATGTTTTATATTACCTGACATTTAGTGAAACTGTTAAGTTTGAGGAAGATAAAAGCCAAGGAAATTATGTAACTAAATTTAAATTCAATGAACCAAATCTTTCTTGGAAACACTTTTCAAAAAAACAAAAAGTAGATGGAAACGATTAAAGAAGAGGATGGAGACATGATGGAACTAGCACTGGTCAAGACACTACTAAGTAAAGAGTTTTATGACCAACATAAAGGTATACGATGTCCTGATAGAATATTTAGTAAGGATGTGCGTAAGATAAAACAAGCATTGGACACAGCTATGGAAACATACGGTGGTGACCTGTCTGTGTCTGACTTACAAGCTGTGTTTAATAGAGTGAACGCAAGCATGACCACCGCTACAAGGACAGCTTATGAAGATCTGTTTAAGCGTATCGAAATAGCTGAACCTATTAAAGGTGAGATAGCAGAGGACACATTGTCGCAGTTGTTTCAGCAGCATGTTGGTGACCTTGTAGCTAACTTAGGCTTTGACTTTGTTAACGGTACAGAGAATAGTCTTGAACCATTACGTAAACTATTAGAGGAATACAAAGATGACTTTACTCCAAATCTTCGTGTCGAGTGGGATGATCATAGTCTTGATACTATCCTTGATGCAACGGCACTTGAATCGAAATGGAAATTTAACATACCCAGTCTGGCTCGTAGGGTGGAGGGTATCAGTGATGGTCATCTTATCTTGGTTGGCGCTCGTCCTAATACTGGAAAGACTAGCTTCCATGCTTCTCTAGTAGCTGCTGCTGATGGCTTTGCACATCAAGGTGCTAAGTGTATTATATTGTGTAATGAAGAAGCAGTCTCACGTGTAGCTGCACGATACATCAGTGCGTCAACTCTTATGACCATGAAAGAGGTACGTGTAAATCCATCATTGGCTGCTAAAAGATACCAACCTGTAAAGGAACGTATATATTTTAAGGATAGCACAGGTAAAGGCATGGACTGGGTTGAGTCAGTGGTAAAGTATGAACGTCCTGATATAGTAATCCTAGATATGGGCGACAAGTTTGCCGACATAAGGTCAGAACGCTCAGACATTACACTCAAGGCAGCAGCTATCCATGCACGTAACATATCCAAGCAGTATGACTGTGCTGTTATATGGATGTCTCAGCTATCAGCAGAGGCAGAGGGTAGGGCTGACCTGAACCAAGCTATGATGGAAGGTAGTAAGACAGGTAAGGCTGCTGAAGCTGACCTGATGGTACTGATTGGTAAGACACAACAAGCAGAAGGAGAAGAGGAAGATCCGATTAGATATTTAAACATTGCCAAGAACAAACTGAATGGCTTTCAAGGTAAGATAACCTGTCAGCTTGACGGTTCAAGATCGTTGTATTCAGCATGAGGTTGGTGCTAGACGTAGAGAATACTGTCACTCATCGTGATGGTAAGTTACACCTCGATCCGTTTGAGTCTAAGAATCATTTGGTACAGGTAGGTATGCTTGATGCTGATGATCCTAAAGCTACACTTACTATCAAGACACTAGACCATAACGAATCTAAAGATGACACAGGTTTCCATAGACTAGAGATACAATTAAAACTAGACAACACTGACCTACTGATAATGCACAACGCACAGCACGACTTGATGTGGCTGTGGGAGTGTGGCTTCAGGTATGACGGTGACATCTATGACACCATGCTTGCTGAGTATATACTAGATCGTGGTCAGAGAAATGGACTAAGCCTACAGGCTTGTGCAGAACGTAGAGAACTAGAGGTACAGAAAGATGATACACTCAAGAAATATTTTAAGGAAGGTAAGAACACAAACGAGATACCTTTGGCTGAACTCTGTCACTATCTTGAGCATGACTTGCTTACTACTTGTGAGTTGTTCCATGCCCAAGAGCGAGACTTTTCACTTCCCGAAGCATCTTCCCTCAGTACAATTAAAAGAGTTACCTTCCACACCTGTAAAACCCTCACAGAAATCTATATGGCAGGATTCAAAGTCGATCTTCAAGAGTTGGAGCGAGTAGCAAAGGAGTTTGAGAATGAGAAAGCGGAAATCGAAACAAGGTTACAAAAGAAAGTCAGGGAACTTATGGGCGACACTCCGATTAACCTTCGCTCGCCTGAACAGAAGTCGCAAGTCCTCTTCAGCAGAAGGGTACATGACAAGAAGGAATGGGCTGACCTCTTTGAGTTCACTTCGACACAAGAAGAGTTTAAGAATGCCGTTGCTGCCAACTCCTCACCGATCTACAGGACATCGGCTTACACCTGCCCCGATTGCGAAGGGCAAGGTAAGGTATTCAGAGTTAAAAAAGATGGAACAAAGTTTGCAAGAGCTAATAAATGCAAAGATTGTAATGCACAAGGGTATAGATTAAAGGATACTCAACAGATAGCAGGGCTACGCTTTACTGCACCAAGCAAGAAGTGGGTCAGTGCTAATGGATTTAACACAGGGAAGGATGAACTAGATGTACTATCTTCAACTGCTAAACAAAATAAAATGGACGAGGCTATTGATTTCATATCTGATCTTAAACGTCATAATGCTATTAGCTCTTATCTATCTTCTTTTGTCAACGGAATACGGAGCTACACTAAGGCAAGCTCCTTCCTGCACGTTGGACTTACTCAGCATATTACAGCCACAGGACGTTTCAGTGGAAGAAATCCCAACATGCAAAACATGCCTAGAGGAGGTACATTCCCAGTAAAGAAAGTATTCGTATCAAGATTTAACAATGGATTAATAATGGAGGCAGACTTTGCACAACTCGAATTTAGGACAGCAGCGTTCTTGGCACAGGATGAAACAGCGATGCAAGAAATTTCAACTGGCTTCGATGTACATGCTTACACAGCAAAAGTTATTACTGATGCAGGGCAACCAACATCACGTCAAGCAGCTAAAGAACACACGTTTGCACCTCTCTTTGGGGCAAGCGGTTACGGACGCACGAAAGCTGAAGCAACCTACTACACCCACTTCAACGATAAGTACAAAGGCATAGCCAAGTGGCATCGGAAGTTAGGGGATGAAGCACTACGCTTCCTCAAGATAACAAACATATCAGGTAGACAGTACGCTTTCCCTGATGTGACAAGACGTCACAGTGGAGTACCAACGCACTTCACTATGATTAAGAACTATCCAGTGCAAGGCTTTGCTACTGGTGATGTAGTGCCAGTGGTACTAAACGAAATGCATGAACGTTTGCGACATATGAAGTCGTGTTTAGTCAATACTGTACACGATTCTATGGTGGTTGACGTACACCCTGACGAAAAAGATTTAGTATTGTCAATGGTGTGGACTATGAACCAAGACTTAAACAAAATAATAGAGGAGACATATGGAATAGACATGAATGTGCCTATGCTTTTAGAAGCAAAAATAGGTAAAAACTGGCTTGACACAGTTGATATATAGTGTATAACTAAGACTCTTTAACTCTATAGAAAAGGATATAGAATGAGTAATGAACTAGCAATAGCAACAGAACGTGGTCAGTCGATGGCAGAACTCATGGGTGTGTCTTCAGCACCTTCACAAGAGAGTACACCTTCGATCTCACGTTTAGGAATGTTGCACCAACCTATCATGGGTGAAGTAGAACTCAATGGTAAGATGATAAAGACAGAGGTAGTACCAGTAGGTGCATTCACCTTAAAGACAGGTGATGATATTATCTACAGTAATGGTGTTACAGTTCGTGTCTTTGCCCAACGCAATCAATGGCAACGTTGGAACAGTGACACTGAAGAGATGGAGAAGTCTGTTATGTCTAACTCCCTCAACGGTGACTTGAAGGATAGCATTGGTGGGTTTAACTTAGGTAGACCTACTGGTTACATCGAAGACTTCAATGCACTTGATGACGCAACCAAGCAAGTGATACGTTCAGTTAAACGTGTCGTGGTATACTACGGTACAGTATCATTGGATAGCCCTATGAATGAGAAGGGTGAGCCAGTGAGTGCTACAGAAAGTGTACCGTTTGTCTTTGATGTAAAGAATCGTGACAGCTTGAAGAGTATCAATGGTGTAATGAATAACTTCAAGAAGAAGAACATGTTACCCATTATGTCTACCATAAAACTAGAGGGTGTTGAAGACAGCATACCTACTGGTGCTAAGTTTGGTAAGATAAAAGCTTCTACTGGCGATGGTGTTGAACTTGCCAGTGATGACAACGACACACTCAAAGACTTCTTAGAACTTATTGAGTATAGTAACGGTAAGATCCTAGACTTACACCATGAACGTGCTAAAGGTGGTACAGATGGTGATGAAGATCTTGTTGAAGGTATCCTTAATAATGATTTCGTGGAGGTTGCTGAGTAATGAATCACCCTGCTGAACTACAAGTCTTTAGCTATTTGCAAAAGGCTATGAAGGGTGAAGCTACAATGACAGAGGAGGTAGCCACACAGGTTGCCTCCGATGTCAAAGCTGCCTTGGACAAACAGTTTAACTCACCGCCACGTGATGAGTTCAGACTACGTATGTCTAACATAGGCAGACCTAAATGCCAGTTGTGGTTTGA